CACCTGCGCCATCGAACACGATACGGTGACGCTGGCTCTGGAATGCTTCCAGTCGCATGAGGAGGCGGCTAAGGTGCCAGAGCCGAAGGCCGCCGAGCTGCTGGGCCGCGCTGCGGCGCACATGCACGATCGAGCGTCGACCTACGACGAGCCAGAGGGCGAGCGGTCGATGGGCAAGATCGTGACGGCCTTCAACGCCATCACAGGGCGCGACCTGACCGAGAGCGAGGGCTGGATGTTCATGCAGCAGGTCAAGCTCGTGCGGCTGTTTACGCGCAGCGAGTATCACGCCGACAGCGCCGAGGATAATATTGCCTATGCCGCGTTGCTGGCTGAAGCCAAGGGAGACGGACGTTGAGCGAAGATAGTTACGATTTGGTGCTTATCGAATTGGGCATGCCGCGCACTCGCGAAAACTATTTGTGGGTGATGTACGACGGCAACATCCCAGAAGATTGGGACGAAGAGGCCGAGGAGCAACTGCCCCTCGACCTTCGCGTTATTTGACTTGGAACATGCGGCGCACGGGTTTTCCGAGTAGGTCCGCAATCAGGAAACGGGCCTCGTCCGGCGAACTTGAGTTGTTCCAGATGTCGGCGATAGCTTTCTTTAGTTCAGGTGTTTTGCCTTCCTGACCCCAAAGATCGCGAACGCCTTCCCATGTGGCAGACTGAACTTCACGCGGCGCATCAAAACCCATTTCTTTGGCGGCTAGAGTGTGCATGTCCGAAATCGGACCGTACAAACCCTTCGACCCTGTGCGGGCCACATCAGCGGCACCGGGAGGGCCGCCTTTGGCCCCGCCGAGGCCCATGGCACGATACACGATAGGGTCATTGCCGCCGCCGGGGAACAACGATGCTGCGCCTGCGCTATGCGTATCGATAGTCGATATTGGCGCGGCGCTGTAAGGGTTGGCGATATTGTTGAAGAAGGACGGAACTTTACCCCCGCCTAGCAGTTGTGCGTTTATGCCTTCCATGGTTGGGTTATCCATGATGGCCAGAGCTTTGCTGACACTGTCGCCACTGCCCCAAGTCATGCTGCCGTAGGGATCGCCGTACTCACCGGAAAGGTCTATCTTGCGCACTATCGGATCGTTTCGCGTGGCGTCGGCCAAAGAAACGCGGGCGAATTTGGCAAACTTGTCGGGCAGTTCTTCGTAGGGCATGGACGCGATGCGTTCTGCGTATTCGGGGCCACGCGCCGCGATAGCTCCGGGGCTTTTCGTTTCCAAGCGGCCTTCGATATATTTGCGCGCGGCTGCGGGATCAGTGGCAAACCTGTCGCCGTACATGTCCATCATGCGGTCTACGCGGGCGACGTTGATGTCCCAAGGCGTTTGCGGTGATGTTACAGCGGCAACGCCGTAGCCTGCTTCTGGCGGCAGCCCAGCGCGTTCAGCGGCGCGTGCCGATACCATCTGCGCGGTTGGGTACCAACCCCGTGCGGCTTCTACTTTCTCTGGCGACATCAAATCCGACATGATGAACTTGAGATTGTCCGCGCCGCGACGAACGCCTTCCTCGTATATCCGTTCGGGACTTGCGCCCGCCATACCCCGCATGAACGGCTCTTCGGCGAGCATGCCCATATTCTTTTCGAAGGCAGGAGGTGCAGCGCGCAATGCTTCTCCGGTCTGGATAAGAAGCTGCTCGTCTGGATTGCCTTGGGTTGCGTAGTTCGGCGCGGTAGGACGGCGTGTGCTCACCATGAACGGGCTGTCGGCCCCTTCCAACTGCGCAGGGCGTTTGGCCGCTAATGGTTTTGCTTTAGGTGCGGCTGTCTTTGGTGCGGCTTTAGTTGCGCTTTTAACAGCCGTCTTCTCGGCGGCCTTAATCGCTTTACGTGTGGCAACGCCTGCGGGCCGACCGAGGATAGGCACGGCAGACAGTATGGCGGTCCCCGCCATCGCTTCCATCTTCTCAGCCTCGGCATCGCGGCCTTGCGCACGCAGCTTGCGTGCGGTCTCGCGGACGTCACCGAAGTCACGAATGGCGGCGAGGGGTGAGAATATCGCGTCTTCGATAAAGGCGTTCGGGTCTTCCGTTGCTGCCTCATACGTGGCCGTAGCAAGCCCTTTGACGTCACGGCCAACGCTTGAGGGCGTTGACGACTTGATGTAGTTCACGATGCGGCTCGGTATCGACGCGATCCCGCTGCCGAGTTTATCTACGTTCGCCGTTGCCGCTTCATTGGCGCGGCGTCTCTCGGCCTGCTTCGCCTCAAAGCGACGCTTCTGAGTTGCCTTCGGGCTTTGCTTGCGCACGGCAAGAGGTTTTGCCGACGGGTCAGGCACGACCACGTACCGACCCAACTCGTCGTCAAATACTTCAAGCCCAAACGTGTCGCCAGCAGCCATTAACGTAAACTCCTCTTAGCGGCGCATGCCGTAGTGTCGTGCCAGATCGGCGATGGATGCCATGCCGCCGTTGCGGAACGCCTGCACCGTGCCGCCACGGTACATAGCCGCTGGAGGCGTTCTGAGTTCCGCAAGCTCTTTGACGCGACGACCTGTTTTCAGTTCGACGTACGTGTCCGTCTCTGGGTCGTACTCAACGGCCTTGTCCTCAAACATTATCGTCCCTTTTTCTGGGATCACTGCTGCCGTTTCAGCAACAGGTGCAACAGCGGCTGCTTCGAGGCCAGCCATGTTCTGCGCTGGGTAACCCTCAGTGGCGGTAACGACGATATCCTCCGACGGCTCCGCGCCAACAGGCATCGTTGGTGTGCCGATGCCATATTCGTTCATCAAGCGCTCAACGTCATACCCACGAGCGCCAAGTTGCGCCACCGCAAGGGGTATCGTGGGGACCGCCGTAGGGTACTTTTTGTTCAGCTCAGAGAACTTCGTTGTTATGGGACGGACCGCGTCCAACACATCCTTGCCGTAACGCGCACCTGTGCCCGCTAGGCGACCCGTGCCGAATGCCGCTTCGCCAACAACGCGTGGGACAAGCGCAGGCAACGCAAGAAGCGCCGCAGGATTTATAGCAGCGCCGCTAAACATAGTACCCGCAGCTATCGTGCCGGGCAGTGCGCGTGGCCTATCGCTACTGAGCATCTGCCCAGCGCCACCAGCCTTGACGATACCTTCGGGGTCGTACTTCGCGAGGGTTTCGCCGAGGCTTACCCGCTGCCCGTAATTGGTGTTGGCGTTATTGCGCCAGATGCTTTGCAGTTTGCGCGTCGCGGCGTCTACGTTCACGCGGCGGTCACGTCCCGGCGCAAGGCTAAAGGCACTTTCCAGTTCCTTGACAGCTTCAATACCCTCGCGGGACGCTTTCATGGCGGCCTCGTACAGCGGATCGAAGTCCGCGATCAAGCCTTTGACCGCGTCGTAAGCCGTGCTGGCAATTTGAGTAGCCTTGCTATCGAACGCACCTGTCGCCTTTGACCCAATGTCGAAAAGGTTCTGCTTAAAGTTGTCAACATTGATGGGGAGCAGCAAGTCGGGGTTCTGCGCCGCCTGCGCGGCGTACTCGTCCGTTGTACGCTTCATGCGCTCCCACGCAAGGTGTTCCGTCGGACGATCTGTCAACTTGAGATAGTCGTCGTAGTTGGCAGGTTTGATATCTTCGATGCGCTTCTGGACTTTAGTAAAGTCGAGAGGCTGCGGGTTGATGCCCAAAGACGCCGTGTTGTCCAGATACTGCTGATAGTTTTCGGCCTTGAGGCGATTTACGGCCTCACGTGCGGCTGCCACGTTGGCTTCCGTTGCGCCAGCCGCATTACGCATGTTGTCGGTGAATGCCGTGCTGCGGGGTGTTGGTTTGCCCGCCATACCTTGTGCAAAGCCTGAGCCAGTTGCCTCGCGAATGGCGGGGCCACCAGCACCTGAAGGAAAGCCGACAAGGTTCGACGGTATGTTCTCAACGCCTTCCATCGCACCCGGTGCTTTGTTCTTGGCGGCGGAATATGCCGCTGGAACGCCCTTGGTGATAGCCCTTTCGGCTAAGGAAAGGGGGTTAGTATTGAGGCCAGCTTTGACTGCTTTTTCGCCTACCTTATTAAGAAAGCCAGATGCCTTCGTTGCCAGCGTTCCGCCGCCACTGAGCAATATCGAAATGTCGCTGGCGATGCCGACAGGGTCTTTGATTGCCGAGCGCTTGATGTTGTCTAGGCCGCCGTAACGTTCCTCAAGCATTTGTGCGACGGCGGCAGTGGTTTCACCCATAGGCTCGCCGCCAGCCTGCCTAATAAGCTCGGCGGCCAGATCGGGCATTGACTTGTATAGGCCCACGCGCTCGGCAGTTAGTACGCTTAACGCCGCGTCTCTTGGAATAGCCGCGAGGCCCATAGCAAGCTGTGCGGCACTTTCAGGAAGGTTGCGGAACTGCTGCGCAACACCCTCGAACAGACCGGCATTCTTACTGGCGGACGTATCAACCTCTCGATAGTCAAAGCCCGGTCCGGGCATCCCGCCCTCGGCCTTGACTTTGGCGATGTCCGTCCCGACGGAAAGTGCGTTATCGCGGAAACTTTTAGCCGTCTCTGGCGTCACGATGCCGTTGTCCGAGGCAAAGCCTGTGATCATGTCAGCCCATCCTTCAGGCGTGAAGGCTTCCGACATCTTGTACGCGTCAGCCTGCGCCGTCTGCTCAGGCGTAAAGCGGTAGCCCTTAACGTCTTCGCCTGAAATCTGCGCGCCCGGAGGCAGCTTATCGAACAGGCCGACGGAGGACTGCCGGTCTTCATCCACGGCGGGTTTGAGGGTCTTCTTATACGCCTCCACGTCAGGGACGTAGGCTTCGCCAAAATGCGGACCCACGACTTCCTTGATTGGGTCGATGAAAAATGTCTCAGGCAGACCTGCGGCTTTCAGACGGTTGTTGGTCGCCGCCACCCGCGATATAGCGCGATCACGCTCAGTTTTATACGCTATGTTGTAGGAGCGGACGCGGTTGGATAGAATGCGCCTGATGTTGTTACGCGTCTCTTCGGTGAAGACGCCGCCATTGCCGGTGAACTCTTCCTGAAACTTTTTTGGTAGCCGCTCAAGGGCGGATTGTAGGTTTTGGAAACGCTGCTCATCGCCTTCCCTAACGGAACCTAAAGGGTCTTGAATTTTGGCGGACAGCATTACCAGTTCGCTGTCGCCCTCTTTGTCTTTCGGCGTGCGCAGTGCTGCGGCGTACTGGGGGAGCGCGAGGACATACGTCTCCACCGACTTCGCCTTACTGAAGCGGTCGGCCTCCTTGCCTGAAACATCGGCAGCCTCGGAGACAAGTTTCTGCTGCGAGCTGGTTAAGCTGCTTTCAGCTTGCGGACCCTTATACGGAGCCGTTGCCTGTTCCGTTTGAATGTCGATCCCGCCTTTGACGATGTCAATGCCGCCTTTGATGATCTCCTGACCCTTCTTCACCTGCTCAGGGGTTTTTGAAGGCGCAGACGGGAGTTTTTTAAACCACGCGGGTTCGTTGGAAGTTGCCATGTCTTATCTCCAAATTACTGAGTTGGCTCGGTTGGGCCCGCGCTGGTGTATTTAGGCACATTCGGATCTCCGCCGGGGAACACGACGGGCGTGTTCGGCGGCAGATAAACAAGCTGCCTTTGGTCGGTTATAACATAGTTTCCGTACTGGTTCATCTCAGGCATAGTTGGGTAGTCGCCTGTCCCCGGCTGAACGCGCCAAGCGCCGTCGGCAAACACGAGTTTCGGCTCTTGGCTTTTGCGTGCCATTGCGTCAATCTTCGCCATAGCAGTCGCCGTCGTCAAGCCCTGCTTGGCGAGGCCCACCCGCTGGGCGAGCCGGTTCGTCTCCAACAACTCAAGCGCCTCTTTACGGCTGATCTCGCCTTCGCGCTGGGCCTTCTGCTGCGCCGCTAAGACGGGTGTAATGTTTTCCAAGATGCCGCCAAAGCCACGCCTTGTCGTCGGTTGGGCTAACGCCGCCGACAACTGAAACATGCGCTCGCTGAACGATGGGGCGAAACGCTTCTCCGCCAAAGCCTTTTCCAACGCGCCATATCGGTCCGTTTGCTCCTTTGCGAGAGCTTCGTAGGTAGTCATAGCCCTCTGGACATTGGGGTCTTTGTACACCGACAGGCCGCCAGCCGTATCGTCCGTCGTATCATCCCCTGCTGTAGAGGGCAGGCCGCCCGTCATATCTTCGTCCATCGTAACTTCCTCTGCGTCGGATGCCTCTTGCGGCAAGCCTAATTCTTCTCGCATTTTGCGAAGGTGGTCTATCTGCCACTGCGCGAAGGGCGGATTTTCCACGATCACTTACCTTTCAGCGAACCGACGATGCCCGCCGCAGCGGTTAGCGCGCTGGCAATATCTTTCCCAGTCGATGAGTACTCCTGTTTGACGCCTGACGGCGAGATACCGTATTCTTGCGTCGCGCTTGGGACGCCGGAGGCAACACCTTGGAACGTCTTCATCATGTTGTTGATCTGCTCTTGCGGATAGCCCTGCTGACGCAGGAAGTCCTGATACGCCACGTCGAGGTTCTTCTGACCCTGCTGCTGCTCCAGTGCGCCGACGCCGCCCAGCGCGCCTGCGCCAGTGAGGCCGAGGCTCTGCGCCTGCTCGCCGAGTGTCGACAGAGCGCCAGAGGCGGCGAGCTGCTGTTGCTGCTGCGCCCGCGCCAGATCGCCAGCCGTGCTTGCGAGAGTGCCGAAGCGCGACAGGTCAGTGCCTGCGAGCCCAGCGGCCTGCGTGTAACCGGATTGGAGCGCCTCAGTCTGCTTGCCGAGGATGTCGGCACTGGTGTCGCGAAGGGCGCGCGCCGTGTCGGTCATCATGCCCGACGGCGTGCCGCCTAAGCCACCACGCCCGCCGAAGCCGAGCTGACCGGCTTGGATATAGCGGCCCTCGATCGCAGGCATAAGGTTTTCGGTGAGGTTGCGCGTGCCCAGCTCGCCGATGCGGTTGACAACGGCGTCGGTGTACGGGTTCATGTACTGGCCGATGTTCGACACGGATGTCTGACCGGCCTGCGTCAAGAACGGCTGTGCGGTGTTTAACGCGCCCGGCGCATTCGCGGCGCTCTGCGCAACGCCTGTGGCTTGATTGAATAGTGGCTGGTACGCCGTGGCGGCGGTGCCAGTCATGCCGAAGGCTTGCTGCTGCGTCGGCGTGAAGCCCGCGACGCGCGGCATTGGCGCAGTTTCGTATGGGCGGTTGGCTATAGCCTGCTGCCCCGACAGGATGTCCATCGCGTAGTTGGAGTACCACTCAGGCAAAACCTGCTGCTTGGTCATGTCCGTGAGGGCGGAGCCTTGAGGGATTGCAGCCCCCTCGGCTAGAAATGAACTGCGAGACATTAAATGCGTCCTCCAGACAGATATGCTTCGGCCTTCTTGGCGTTAGCACTAAAACGGCCCTTTGCCAACTTCTGACCCTTGTGTTTACGAACTTTAACTCGAAGCTCGTCCAGCTTCTTTGCGCCAGCCTTGTTCGACCCGTCACCCAGCAGGGCAACAGTCTCGGCGTCGATCACATATTCGCCGTCGGACAGCACCGCAGGGATGTCGTCGCTGCGGCCAGTGCCGGGGCCGTTGACTGCAAATTCGCTGCGCTTGGGTGAGCCGCCTTTTGCGCGCTCTTGCAAAAACTCACGCTCGCCGCGTGCGTAGCGGGTGGTTTCTGGTTCGATGATGTTGTCGTGGATCATACGCTCCCGTGCCAACGCCGTTTCGGCGTCTGGGTATACGGGAAAATCTATCCCTGAACGTAGCGCCCAATCGCGGGCGCTGTTGGGGTCCATCATCTTGCCGTGGACATATGTAGGGTATAGCATCTCACCTTCAGGCACCGCGTTTACCGCGCCAACGACACTCGAAATGTTGCCGTCCCGTTCGTAGGGGTTCACCAGTAGAGACCGACGGTGGTAATCGACGAAGTTTTTCTCTTCGGGGGACAGCTCTTCGTAGGACAAACCACCCTTAGCTGCACCACCACGCGCGAAGCGCATGTTGTCGACGTCGCGGGCATACATCGCTGGGCCAGCGGGGTTGTTAGGTATAGGTGTGGTGATAGGCGCGGGGTTGTTCCGCGCCGCGTAGTCGAAGAAGTTAAGCTCAGGCCGTGTGCCGTAAGTCAGCCAGTCTACGTCGCCCATCGGACGCGCTGTGCGGTTCGCGCCGATAGTGCCGAGGCCGCCTGCGGAGGGCAGCTTGGCTGAAAAGATCGGGTTCAACCGGCCTGTGCCGCCGCCACCGTATGTGCCAGTTTGGCCTGAGCCACCGCCACCACCGCCGACTAAGCCGGAAATGAGGCTCGCGATGCGCAGGTACTCTTCGAGGCCGAGCTTCTTCTCGTCTGTCAGCGCGGGGTCGGGCTTTAAGTCCAAAGGACGGAGAGGTTCTAAGGGGGGCATCACCGAAACCGATGTGGGTTCGGGCCGCTCAATCTTAGAACCTTCTACAACGATTGGCTCCTTGTAGTTTTCCATACCGGAAACCCTGTCGATTACGCCGAGATCTAAATTGAGGCCACCGGTATCGGTAGGCTGCTCAATCTTAGAACCTTCAGAGATGATAGGGTTCTTCTCAAATTCAGCTATTCCAGCGAGTACATCGGGCGATAGCCCACTCGTGACTGGGACAGAAACAGGGGTTGCCTGCTCAATCTTAGAACCTTCAGAGATGATAGGGTTCTTCTCAAATTCAGCTATTCCAGCGAGTACATCGGGCGATAGCCCAGTATTCACGGGAGCTGGGACTGCCTGTTCAAGTGGGCTTGCTTTAACAAGGATATCGTTGGGGTCAGCGGTGTCGGTCAGTCGGTCGAACGCGGATACATCTTCTCCGGGCGCGCCGAACTGGTTGCCTCCAAGGTTAACACCAAACGCGTTGCCGAGCCTGTTGCCGATGGCTGTGATGCCATCATACGGCTTCTCGGCCAATGCTTGTTGAATTTTGTTAGGCGAGCCACCGAGAGTGGTGCCTATGCTTGGCGTACCTAAAGTAGACGCAGTCACCTGTAAGCCGCCGTCGGCGGTCATACCACTCGAACCAGACGTACCCTTGGTGCCGTTAAGGTTTATCGGTTTGAGACCTAGCTCGTTGGCCACAGTGGGCGCTACGTAACTAAGCGCGCCCGAAGCAACGCCACCAAGGAGTGCGTTCTTCAGGCTCTGGCCCGTGGCTAAACCGCCTGCGGTCGAGCCGAGACCTGTACCTACTGCCGTGGCAAGTTTTGGAGCTAAAGCGGTGCCGAATTTACCTCCAGCTTCCAGTGCAGGGCCGAGTACTTGACCGCCAGCGGCAGACAAGCCGCCCATCGCAACGCCCTTGAGAATATTGTCGCCCCTAAGCGCCGCACCTGCGCCGCCAAGACCAGCCCCAGCGGCGATGGTGCCAAGGACGTTCAAGCCCGGTATGAACATCGTTGCCAATGGCAGAGCCGTTCCGACCGCACCAGCAATCTTGCCCAGTGTGCTCTTGTTCTTCTTCTCATACGCGACAGTCGAGTAGTTACCAGTCGGGTCTGCGGTTTGGATGCTGTAGTTCGCCTTGCGGCCAAACTGGTCCGTCAGGCCCTGACCTAATTCGGTTGCCTTGCGCGCGGCGTCGAAGCCTGTACCCTCGAACACGATCTGGTTGGTGCGGTGGTCAACGAGGCGTACAGGCTGGTCGGCCCGCACCGCGAAGGTGTTGCCACCCGTCTGCGACGTGGCGTTGCCTTTGTTAGATAAAGGCGCGCTGATGTACTGCAAATTAGGATCGGCTTGGTATATGCCGCCCATCGGGCCGCCACCGAAGTTCGAACCGAAATTCATCCCGTACAGGTTGTTTAGGCCGCTCAGGTCAAGTTTGCTAAAGTCAAACGTGTTAGGGTCGAACGGCGCTTCGGCAGGCACAGCCTCTGTCGTCATCGGCTCGACTGCCGCTTGCTGGTACGGCTGCTCAACAGGCGCGGGCAGCATGCCGCCACCGCCGTAGGGCATCTCGCTATAGCCGCCCATGTCGTATCCGCCGTACATCATAGGCTGCTCGACAGGCATATACTGCTCGAGGGGTGGGGTGTACTGGTACGGCTCGCTGTAGCCGCGCGTGTCACCGTCACCGTAGCCGCCCATGTCGTACATCATACGCTCGCCATCCATCACGCGTCCGCCAATAGCGTAACGCGGCACGGCTGACTGTAGATAGTTGCTGAAGCCGGGGATGTAATTCATGAGCTTGTACCTTCGAGCATTGGATATACACGCATTCCCCACTCACGCCAATCAGAGAACTGATAGGGATCAGGAATAATTTGCTGCGTAAATGGAGAGGCACGCAACAGCCCTATAGCCCAGCCTTGCCACTCGGCCTCATCGGGAGGCGTGCCGAATGCCCACGCGTCGTTGACCGACAGTATAACTGAACAGGCCCAGTCTTGCCAAGTCATTCCGCGAGGGTCGATCATCCCAATGTCGTCCCATCGCCTTGCTGGACGTGCGCAAGCACGAGGCCCATCTGATAGTCGCCGCCGAGGGTGTTGCTCTCGAAGCGGAAGCGCAGCTCGCGGCGCTGCGTCTTGAGGAAGACGACCTGCTCCTGCGGCGTCTGCGGATCTTCCACAAACGTCATGATGATGCCGTTGACTTCAGGTGCGCGGGCGTTGGCTCGGCCCATGACCTGAACGGTCATGTCGCCGCTCTGCACGAAGTCAGGCTCGATCATCAAAGCCTGAAGCGACTTGTTGATCTGCGCCGTGACAGGCAGCGACAGGTCGGCAGTCTCGAAGAACGACTGTATCGGGTTGAGCGTCAGGCCGTCGATCTCGTCGGTGCCGACCTCGTGAACCCAGAACTTGTACGGGTTGTCGAATACCAAATTGAACGTCGCGGCAGAACCCGCCCCGCCAGTCACGCTGACAGGGTTGGTCGGGATCTCGGTGTACTGGCCCGCGTTGCTGATGCTGATGCCAGTAATGCCGCCTGAGCCGTTGATGGTGGTGACCGTCAGCTCCGTGTCGAGCTGGCCTAGACCGCCCGCAACGGTGAGCGTGTTGCCCACGGCGTAGCCAGTTCCTGCCGCGACTATCGCAGCCGAAACAGCCTCAGCCTCTTGCGGCTCGACGCCTGACAGGAGCGGCTTGCTGAACACGGCAGGGAAGAGGCCCGCACCGCGTCCGCCATTGGGCAGCTCGGTGTCGTACCATGTGCCTTCGCGCACGTTGTAGATGACGGCGTGGTTCGGCTCGATGCTGTCGCCGAACGGGAAGCACCACCATATCTCGCCGAAGCGCGGAACCTTATACGCGAACACCTTCTGGCGCTGCGGATAGTTTAGGTTATCGAAGAAGAAGTTGAGATTGAGGTTGTTCTCGATCTCGCGCACAACGCCGTTGAACGACAGGAAGCGGTCAGTGCCGATCCAGTAGAAGATGCCGTCATACTCGATGACGCTGTTGGCCGACAGGATCGACGACTGCGCGCTGATAGTGTCGAACTGGAATACCGCCGTGCCGCCGACATACGTGCCGCGTATCAGGCTGTCCGCCGACCAGAACAGGCCAGACGGGCTGTTGCCCGGTCCGCCGCGCAGTGGCATGGCTTTGACGATCTTCTGACCTGTAATGTACGCATTGCCTGCGCCAGAGCTGGTAAAGTCCGCCGGATCGTTCGGCACGGACCACGCCGCGTAGCCGTCGTTGCCGAAGGCGAACGTGTACGGCGGCAGCGTGACGACGCCGCCAGTGACGCTGAAGTTGGCGGGCACCGTGGTGACTTCAGTCAAGGCGCTCGTGCCGAGGAGGTCGCCGACGAAGAGCGCGCCGCCGTCGCTGTTGCAGATGCAGTTCAGGTTCGGCGCGACTTGCGCGACGATCTGGTTGCCGTTGGTCGTGTCATAGGCCGTGGCGAACTGCCACATATTGCCGTTGTCTACGGTGAAGCCCGACGCGGGCGTGCGGTCGGTGATGACGCTCGTGTTGTACGTGCCGTCGATGAAGAAGCGCTCGAGACGGTCTGCCGAGCCTGCGTGGACATATGTCTGCAAGTCCTGCGTGTACTCGTGCAGCGCACGCGGCAGGCCGCGCAGGAACTTGTTGATCGAGCGGTAGCCGCCGATCTTACGCGGCAAGCCGCGCTGGAAGCGGACCCACTGCCCGTCGACGTACTGATCGCCCTCGAACTTGGTGCCGTCCCGCTTGATGCCGGGCTTGGAGCTTATCTGTACGATCTGTTCGGGCATTAGAGAGCTTCCGCGTTGAGGGTTACAGTCCACGTATCAAGCACCGTGGCAGTGCCAGTGCGGCGAACTGAAAATGCTAGCTCGCCGTATGCCGAGTTTCCTGACCCAGAAATAGATACGCTCCAAGCGGGGTTAGCAGTCGTCGCTACCCAAGTGTTAACCGTGCCAGTAACAGGGCCGACTACCTCACTGGCGTAAACTTCATAGTTTCCACCTTGGCTCGTTGGCGTACACCACTGTTCTACAAACGTATACGCGCCCCCGTTAAGCGCCTCATACACCTTGCCGATGGCGGAACCGGCACCGAAAATTGCATACGCTGCTTGGGAAGAGCCAAAATCCGCAGCGAAAACGCCGTAATCGCTAAAAGTAATAAGGACATTGCTCTTGCCGTAGAAGTTGGTCGGCACGATGATAGCGCCGGACGCGACACCCGCCAGCGTGCGGACATCAGTGTCGTTCAGCGAAACCGTGGCGGTAGCAGCTTTACCCAACTCAAGGTTGATGGACTGCCCCGCAGTGCTGCCACCCAAGCTGATTGGGCCTGAAGAGTTGAGCGTCATTATTTAGCTCCCCGTAGCTCGTCCAGTTCCGCCTTTAACTCTTTGATGGCCGCGAATGCCACGGCGACCAGTTTCTCGTAGTCAACCGCCAGTGTGCCATCGTCGCGGGTGCGAACGGCCAGCGGGAACATCGCCTCCACGTCCTGCGCGATGACGCCGAAGTCGTTCTTGCGGATGAAGTAGTCGTCCTCGCCGCCGTGCTCCGCGATGTAGGCATCGGTCCAATCGAACGTCTTGCCGCCGACTGTCGTCACGATGTCGAGTGCGTTCTCAATCGGACGCACGTTCTCTTTCAGACGCGCATCGGACGAATAGAACGCCGTGACGTTGTTGGTCGCACGGATCTCACCGGCAGTGCCCGAACCAGCCGTGCCGACGCCGAGGCTGTTGACCTGATAGTTGTTGCTTGTGTTCAGCGCGTTTGCGGTGGTCGCCGTCGTAGCGGTTGTCGCCGAGGTGGCTGACGTTGCGCTGGTCGCCGATGTGGCCGTCGCCGCGTTGCCGCTGATGTTGATGGCCCAAGTGCCGCTTGCGCCGGAACCCGTGGCGGAAGGCACACCAAGCGCGGACTGCGCGGTGGCTTGCGTAGTTCCGCCTGTGCCGCCATTGGCCACAGCGAGCGTGCCGCCAAGCGTCAGCGTGCCCGACGTCGTGATCGCGCCGCCGGTCAAGGTCAAGCCCGTCGAGCCGCCTGAGCCAGAGACTGAAGTGACAGTGCCTGTGTTCGACGTAAAGCCCGAAGGGTTGCTTGCGGCGTAAGCGCCAAGGTTGGTGAGCGCAGATCCAGCGGTTGTTGCGCCGGTACCGCCGTTGGCTACGGCTACCGTGCCAGTGACGTTGGCCGCCGTCCCAGTCGTGTTCTGGTTAAGCGTTGGGACGTCAGCGGCTACAATCGCACGGAACGTAGGCGTACCCGCCGTGCCGTTCGGCGCGGACAGGAATGTATTAGCGGTTTGTGACGCAAAGTTAGAAGCAGTGACGGCAAGCGTGCCGCCAAGCGTCAGCGAGCCAGACGTCGTAACCGTACCGCTCAGGCTCAGTCCGCTGACAGTGCCTGTGCCGCCAACTGAGGTGACCGTACCTGTGTTCGAGGTAAAGCCAGACGGGTTACTCGCGGCGTAAGCGCCAAGGTTGGTGAGCGCAGCGCCCGCAGTCGTTGCGCCTGTACCGCCATTAAGTATGGCGACAGTGCCAGTGACGTTCGACGCCGTCCCAGTCGTATTCTGGTTGAGGGTCGGGAATGTGC